TAATGCATTAAATTTATTCTTTTCTTTCGCATATTCTAATTCTTTGCCTTTTACACCTTTAAATTGTGTTTTGTTTACATACTTATCGAGAATAAAGTTAATAAACAATTTAGGAAGATAGTTGTATAAAGAGTAGTAGCTATCTAATATTTCGTAGCTATCATAATTATGACTATCACAGATAAATTTAAAGTCTACGTCTGTCAATGTTATTTCTATCTCTTCTGCTTTCATTATACGTCCATTGTCGTACTTAGCGCCTTTTATTCTGTGACATTTACTGTTAGAAATAAAGTTATTGTAATACTTAGATGATATATTAGTAAACTTTACACGTATTAGATATGCAAAACTATCTAACATATCTTCACGTCTTTTAAGCTTGCAAGGCTTGAATTCTGTTGAAGGATATTTTTCACTAACCATAACATAAGGATAAGAACTTGTAAAATCCCAGCTATCGACACCTTCTGTCAGTACCTCATCAGTATAAATCCAATTTGCATGAGTGTAGCCACCAGCGAACGCATCACACAACATATTATATATGTGCGGGTCTGTATTTATTGCTTTAAATACTTTGTTTCGATATTGAAAGTTGTTTATTGTTAAATTTTTTAATTCTCTTCTTACATGTCCGGTACTTGTTAGTGGAATTTTATCTACTTGTGTGTATTCTTCTAATTCATGTATTATGTAGTAATAAACCACAAGACAATCATATTCACAGTATCCTAACTCTTTTATTGTTAAAGGTGTTTTAGTATTTCTTAATTTTGCATAATCTAAGTCACCTACCTTTTTTTGCACTGGAAGTTTAAATAATTTAGGAAGTTCAGCGAGTGCCGCGTTACTCATAAAGTAGCTACACCTAAATTCTATGTTAAAATCTT